AACACCTATTCCAATGCCTCATAGATTTTATGGTCGTAGTGTTAGTGAATTAGTTGAAGATGTTCAATTAATTAAATCAACAGTGATGAGACAGTTATTAGATAATATGTATTTAACTAATAACAACAGAGTTGCTATTATGGATGGCCAAGTTAATCTTGATGATTTACTTACGTCAAGACCAGGGGGTGTGGTTAGAACTAAACAACCACCATCACAAGTGATGTTCCCTATGCAAAACCAAACTATATCTCAACAAGCTTTCCCTTTACTAGAATACCTAGATACAATTAGAGAAACTAGAACAGGGATTACAAGATATAATCAAGGCCTAGACGCTGATAGCTTAAACAAAACAGCGACAGGGGTTAATGCGATTATGACTCAATCTCAAATGAGAATGGAGTTAATCGCTAGAGTATTTGCAGAGACAGGGATTAAGGATTTGTTTAGACGTATCTTTGAATTAACTTGTAAGTATCAAGACAAAGAAAGAGTTGTAGAATTAAATAATCAATTCGTACCTGTAAAACCTACAGAGTGGAAGAATAGATTTAATATTTCAATTGTTGTTGGATTAGGAAGTGGATCAAAAGAACAACAAATAGTAATGCTAAATAATATTTTAGAAAGACAACTTCAAGCTTTCCAATTGCAAGGCAATAGAGAGTTCCCAATGGTTAGTCTTAAAAATATTTATAATAGTTTAGCAAAAATTATAGAAAATGCTGGTTTAAAAAATGTTGAAAATTATTTTGTTAATCCAGATATGGGTAAAACAATGATGACTCCACCACCTGAGCCACCATTAACACCAATTGAAAAAATAGAATTTACTAGAATACAAAGTGAAGAAAAACGTAAAGTAGCAGAGTTAGAATTAGAAAACAAAAAATTAAGAGCTGATACTGCAGAAGCTATTTTAGGTTTTGAAACAAAAATTAAAGAATTAGAATTAAAATATAATTCACAAATAGACGTAGCAAAATTAAAAGCAGACGCAGATCTTGAGAAGTTAGTTACAAACAATAGAAATAAAACTTTTTTAGAAGCACAACGAAGCGCAGAGTCACTAGAAAAACAAGTGAGTAACTTAAATGATGGACCAGGACAAGCTCCAAAAGGAAGTGAGCCAGTCGAACAAGGCTAAACAACTTTTTGAAAATCCTTTATTACAAGAGTCTTTTGATAAATTAAAAAAATCTTATCAAGATAGTCTATTTAGTACTGGTGTAAAAGAACAAGAAACTAGAGAAATGCTTTGGTTGGCCTATAACATTGTAGGCAAAGTAGAACAAAATTTAAAAGAAGTCATTGATACAGGTAAATTAGCTTCTAAACAATTAGAAGATTTTAGAAAAAGTATCAAAAACAAAAAATTCTAAACAATCAAGTTTAGGATAAGTCAACCTACACAACAGGAACTTAACTTAAAGGAGAACGATATGGCAGACAATTATGCTAATCCATTAAAGGAAGCTGAAACTGACATCCAAAAAGCAACAAAAACAATAAGTGGTCTATTAAACCCTGATGAGAATAAAAAACAAACTCAACAAGATGGTGAGCCACCCCAAGAAGAACAAAATTCTCCTGGTCCAACAGATGAGGAATCTCAAGTAGAAGATCAACCACAGGAACAGGAAACAATGGAAGAAGAATCGCAAGAAGAAACTTCCGAAGAAGCAACTCAAGACGAAGAACAATCTGAGATTCAAGAGAAACAAGAGTCCCCATTGCATAAAGTCAAAGTCAATGGACAAGAATTCGATGTTACCCTTGATGAATTGAGGAACGGTTACTCAAGAGATGCTGACTACCGACAAAAAACTGAAAATCTTTCTATGGAAAGAAAACAATTACAGGCAGAGTCGGAAAAGCAAAGACAAGACTATTCTAATAAGTTGAATGAACTTAATCAAATGGTGTCTTTAGCCCAACAAGAACTAAATCAAGAAAAAAATAATGTTGATTTAGAAAAACTATACGAAGAAGATCCAACGGAAGCTATGAGGATTGAACATAGAATGAAAAAAAGACAAGAACGTCTTGATCAAGCTATTGAAAAGACTCAAGGTGAACAACAAAAACAATTTGGGGAATTTTTAAAAGATCAAGAACGTAAATTGGTATCTAAAATGCCAGAATTTAGTGATCCTACAAAAGCATCTAAATTAAAATCTTCTATGAAATCAACTTTAAATGCTTATGGTTTTAATGACCAAGAAGTAGCACAAGTTTATGATCATAGAATTGTTATGTTGGTGAACGATGCTATGAAATTTAGAAATATGCAAAGTTCAAAACCAGGTTTGGCAAAAAAGATTTCTAAACCAGGTAAAGTTTTCTCAAGTGGGGTTAAAAACGAAAAAAGCGATATAAGTTTAGCGAAACGTAAAGAAAAGTTGAGTCGTCTAAAAAAAACTGGAAGCATGAAAGACGCTACTAGTATTTTTTTAGATATGATTAACAATAAATAACCTCAATAGGAGAATATTATGGCACAGGTAACTGGAACATATAGTCAATATGACGCTAAAGGATTGAGAGAAGATTTATCAGATCTGATATATTCAATCTCACCAACTGATACACCATTTATGAGTGGTATTGGTAAAGAACAAGCAACAGCCGTTCTTCATGAATGGCAAACTGACGCTTTAGCAGGAGCATCAGGAACAAATGCACAAATAGAGGGTGATGAAATTTCTTTCGCAGCCCCAACTGCTACAACTAGAGTTAATAACAGAACACAGATTTCAAGAAAATCTGTAATCGTTTCTGGTACTTTAGAAAGTGTATCAAAAGCTGGTAGAAATAATGAATTAGCTTATCAAATCTCAAAAGCTTCTAAAGAGCTTAAAAGAGATATGGAAACTTCATTAACAGCTAACAACTCACCAGTTGTTGGAGATGACTCTACAGCTAGAGAACTTGCTGGATTAGCAGGTTGGATTCAAACTAACGTAGATGCAGGCGCAGGTGGAGCAAATGGTCAAGTATCAAGTGTTGATACTCCAGGCACAGCTAGAACTGATGGAACTCAACGTAGTTTTACAGAGTCTCAACTTAAAAATGTAATCAAAAAATGTTGGGATGAGGGTGGCGATCCGTCAATGGTAATGCTTGGCTCATTCAACAAACAAGTTCTTTCTGGTTTTACAGGTGGATCAACTAGATTTGACCCAGCTGAAAACAAAAGACTTGTAGCTGCAGTTGATGTTTATGAATCTGATTTTGGTGCAATGACTGTTGTTCCAAATAGATTCTCAAGATCAAGAGATGTGTTTGTTTTACAACCAGATATGTTTGCTACTGCTTTCCTAAGAGATTTCTCTCTTATGAACTTAGCGAAAACTGGAGACGCTGAAAAACAAGCTCTACTTTGCGAATATACTTTGGTTTCTAAAAACCAAAAAGCAAGTGGTGCAGTTTTTGATGTAACTACATCATAATCAATTTAATTATAGGGGGAGCAATCCCCCTATATTCAATTAACATTTTTGTTTGGTCTTTGAAGATTTTTTTAAAGTCGGAACGAAGCAAACTTATAAGGAAAAAACATGAGAACTTTAAACGATTATTTTTTAGAGTGTCATTTAGACGATGTATCAACAGCAAGTACAGTTAGAGTTGCAGTGCCAGATGGTGGGAGAGTAATTAAAATTACTTCCGTACTAGGTGGAACAATTGCTACAGCAAATGCAGTATGTACTGCAAAAATTGGTACAACAAATATGACTGGTGGAACTATTACTATTGCACATAGTGGAAGTGCCGCAGGTGATATTGACACTTGTGAGCCTACTGGTGCTAATAACGTAGTTGAGGGTGATTTTATTGCCATCGCTACTAATGGTGCATCAACAGGAACTCACTCTGCTCATTTTACAATTGTTGTAAGAAGATAATTATAGAATTTGGGGGATCTTGCCTAGCCGGTACTTCCCCCAAATGCACAATAAAATTTAAAAACAAGTAAAGGAAAATAAATATGCCGATGGGAAAAGGAACTTATGGGTCTAAAAAAGGTAGACCTGCAAAAAAATCTAAAATGAAAAAAACAAAAAAAATGAAAAGTAAAAAAGGAAAATACTAATGGCTTATAATTATGGATTATTTCCAATTAAAACACAGAAAGTAACATCTAGTGGATCAAGCGCAGCAACATCTGCAGGTATGCTTTCTCATACACAATTTGTAAGACTAGTTGCTAGTGCTAATGGCCATGTTGCTTTTGGTGGATCACCAACTGCTACTACATCATCTATGTATATACCTGCTAACGATATTGAAATAATAAAAATTAGACCAGGTGAAAAAGTTGCTTTTATAGGAAGTGGCGATTTGTACGTTACTGAGTTAAGTGGCTAAGAAATTTAAAGATTTTGTAGCACATGAACCTGTTCATCACAAAACATCGATAGGCAGGAATCCTAGTCTTTGTAAAATGAATAAAAAAAAACGAAAAAATTTTAAAGCTTACAAGGGTCAAGGGCGATGAGTAAAGTTGTTGAAAAAGATGGTTTAGTAAGTGAAACTTTTATTGGCACAGAAAAAGGTGTTGTCCAAGAAAGAAAAGTTGATCACAAGCCAATTTTAGAACACAATAAAAAGCTATACACTCAAAATGATGGTTATAGTGCTGATAAAGGTTTAAAAAGAGTAGCATCTATTCCAACAATAGTTTTAGAAATTTGGGCTAAAGAATACAACAAAGATCAAAATAATGGTAATTGGTTTGCATTACCCAAAGATGTCCAAACTAAAATTTTAAAAGAAAAATTAAATAGTTCTGATTATAGATATTTTAGAACAGCACCAGGAAGATTTTAATGGCACTTACAAGTTATACAGAATTAAAAACGTCAATTGCTAATTGGTTAAATAGAAGTGATTTAACTACAGAGATTAGTGATGATTTTATAAAATTAGTAGAAGCTGATTTTAACTCAAAACTAAGAGTTAGAAAAATGATAGCTCAAACTAGCTTCACAATAGATTCTGAAACTGAAGCTTTACCTACTGGGTTTTTACAAGTTAGAGATATTTATATTTTAAGTGGCTCTACAAAATATCCTTTACGTTACATGACTCCACCACAAATGGATCAAGTAAAAGGAACATCAAGAACAGGGCTACCTTTAGCTTACACAATTTTAGGTGATACTTTTAGATTTATGCCTAAACCAGATTCTAGTTATACGGCTTATATTAATTATTATAAATCGTTTGATGCTTTATCGGACACTAATACGTCAAATTATATTTTAACAAATCATCCATCAATTTATTTGTATGGTGCTTTGTTTCATGCTTCAAATTTTTTAGGTGGAGTTAATCCTCAACAAGTTCAAACATGGCAACAAATGTACGCTACTGCTATGGAAAGATTAGAACAAAACGATAGAGAAGATCAATTTAGTGGATCACCTCTACAAATAAGAAGTGAGGACACAATTTCATCACCTTTTAAAACTTTAAATGTAACTACAACTAATTCGGCTTAATTATGCAACTACCTTTTGGAGAATGGTTACCTGATCAACCTGATCATCTAAACCCTGGCTCAACTGTAGCAACTAATGTGTATCATGCTCAAAGTTCTTATAAGCCAGTTAAAGGTTTGGTTTCTTATAGTGGTGCATCTAATGTAACACAAAATGCAAAAGGCGCAGGAAGTTTTAGAGATAATACAAACGCAGTTTTTACATTTGTTGGTACGAAAGATAATATTTATAAATTAACAAGTGGAACTTTTACAAGTGTTAAAGGTAGCTTAACCATAAGTGGTGGCGATACTGATTTTTTTACATTTACTCAATTTGGCCAATACATAATTGCAAGTAATGGAGTTAATCCTCCAATGTATTATTTAATGGGTACTTCAACTAACTTTGCTACGCTACAAAGCATAGCAACAAGTGGAACTGTACCTAGTAAGTTTAGAGTATCAGGAGTTATTAGAGATTTTTTGGTAACAGGTAATATTGAAAACGCTAAAAATAGAGTTCAATGGAGTGGTATCAACGATATATCAACTTGGGAAGCTGGTATAAGTTCAAGTGATCAACAAGATTTGCCAGGCTCAGGGGGTCAAGTTGTTGCTATAACTAGTGGTGAGGTTGGATATGTATTTAGACAAAACCAGATTATTAGGATGGACTTTGTTGGTGGTAATACAATATTCAGATTTAGTGTAATCTCTGCTAATAGAGGAGCTGTC